TGGTAACGACAGTAATGAATGGTGTACTTACAATCAAGCTAAAGAACTGACAGGTGTTGAAAGACCAATCAAGAAAGGAAGTAAAGGAACACCAGTCATTCTTTACAAACCAAGTAAGATAAAGAAACTAGTAGATGGTGAGCTAAAAGAACAAAGCTTTCCAATCATGCGTGTGTTTACAGTATTCAATCGTTGTCAGATTGAAGGGCTACCACCACGTGAACTACCTGATGAGACTGAAAACAAACTTGAAAAAGTTGAAGTCTTTGTCAACAAACACAAGATGAATGTTAAGAATGGTTTTGATGGTGCATGTTTTATACCATCACAAGATGAGATACACATGCCAAAGATTGTAGACTTCAAGACGACTGAAGACTACTATGCCACTCTACTACATGAAATGACACACTGGACTGGTCACAAGTCACGGCTTGATAGGCTAACTAAATTCAATCGTTTTGGTGATGAGGCATATGCGTTTGAAGAACTTGTTGCAGAACTAGGTGCAGCTATGATGTGCAATCACCTTAACATCGAAGGCAAACTACAACACACAGAGTATATTGCTAGTTGGTTAAAGGTGTTAGAGAACGATGAAAAAGCTATACTAAAAGCTTCTGCTCAAGCACAGAAAGCATTTGATTATTTACTGGGAGATACAGCATGACTCCTGATGAACAAGCATGGATGGTAACTATTATCCTAGTGTTAGTAGTTATTGGTATAACTTTAACGGAGATATTATTATGAGATTTAGTAGTGATTTATTAGATGAGTATGCAGAACGAGAAGGTTATGTTGACTGGGAACTAGTCCCATTAACAGATGAGTCACCATATTGGGGTGATACATTAGTAAGATTTATTAAAGAATAATACTTGACAAACGAGTAGGGTTATTATATAATGGGTAGGACTAACTAACTGGAACTTCCCATGAGATGTCTAGCTTGTAATCGTGAGCTTTCAGACTTCGAATCTACTCGTAAATCCCAAGAGACTGGAGAATATATTGACCTTTGCAATCGTTGTTTTGATACAGTAAAGGATGATATTAATACGAATGAACAAGAGTAGAGGGGGAGTGATCCCCCTATGGTTTAAATTTAACGGGAAACGTTAAACGTTAAACGTTAAACATTACTTGTTACATATATACATTGTTACTTCGAAACCGAAACGTAACTCTGTTGCACATGGTTTAGTCCACATAGCGTTCTCCATTTAAGTTATTGATCTATATACTTTTTCAGTATATAATATATTATACTATAGAAACGAGACTGTAGTATTCAAAGGAATAATGATAAGGAGCTAAGTAAATGTATGAGTGCATTTATTCAACATCAACCTTGTCCTAATTGTGGAAGTAAGGACAATCTAGGTGAATACGAAGACCATTACTTTTGTTTTGGTTGTCGTTACCACAAGTTAAAATCTGACACAAAATCACTTCGTAAAAGACTTTCAGGTATTGTAAAAGATACTGTGCATACTCCTGTTGAAGACATGGAGTTGACTGATGAGTTACCATCTGTTGCTAAACAATGGTTACTTAAGTATGGCATAACGATGGAAGATGCCAAAGAATATAACATACAATGGAATCCTAATATGAATATGCTAATGTTAATGAAGACTAAATACTATTGGCAGGCAAGATTGTTTGACAAGAACAGACCAAAGTATTTGTCAAAAGGAAAGAAACCAATTAATATATATGGATATGGTTCGCAAAGAGCAGTGCTTGTAGAAGATATTGCATCTGCTATAAGACTAGCTCGAGTCTCTCCTGAGATGTGTGCTTCTCCTCTCCTAGGAAGCACCATCTCTTTCGAGGTTCTTAGATATTTTAAGAAGAGATATCCACGTGTTACTATATGGTTAGATCGTGACAAAGCAAAGGAAGCTGTTAAGATAAGCAAATTATTTCAACAGTATGGAACAAAGTGTGATGTAGTTATTACACCAAAAGATCCAAAGGAATACACTAGGAAGGAGCTACAAGATTGGTTGAATTACAGATAATGAAACTGTTCTGTAATGACAGGACAGAGTATCAAAGATACTATAAGTTTGTCGATACGACATACATGAAGAATAACTATCCACTACTCAACAAGTTATTTCAAATGGTGCATAGTTTTTACGACAAGTATGAAGACAAGCCAAGCATTACCAACAACGAACTGCTTACCATGTATCAAGCTAACTTCATGGTAGCTGAAGGAGAACACGAAGAACTACAGGAAGTAATCACAAGCATCTACCAAGCTGAAGACAACACAGCTATCAAAGACCTGCTGCAATCTCATAAACGAAGAGCACTCGCAGGTAACCTTGCAAAGGTTGCCCTTGACGTAGAAGAAGGTAAGACACCTGCTGAAAAACTGCAAGAGTTATTCGATGACTTTGAACTCGAAGCAGTCGAAGAACAAGAGATCAATGGTTGTACTGACGATCTCGAAGAGCTGCTAAACAAACAGTTCGAGGAAGTGGGCCTTCGTTGGAGGCTCAGCTTCCTCAACAAGTCGTTAGGTAGTTTACGCAAAGGTGACTTTGGTTTTATATTTGCACGACCTGAGACAGGTAAAACAACATTCCTCGCATCAGAAGTAGCTAACATGATCAAGTATACTGACAAAGAAATACATTGGTTTCACAACGAAGAAGGTGCTACCAAAGTACAGACAAGAGTTTATCAAGCTATACTTGGTGTAACTACACAACAGATGTTTAAACACAAAGAAAGATGCAAAGCTAAATATAGAGAAGAAACATATCGTGACAATCAAAAACGTATCTTTGTACACGATGTAAATGAATCATCACATATCAGAGTTATTGAGAATATACTCAAACAAAAGAACCCCGGTCTCATTATTCTAGATCAGATTGATAAGATCAAAGGCTTCAAAGCAGATCGTAACGACCTTGAACTAAAAGTATTGTATCAATGGGCACGTGAGATGTGTAAGAAATACGCTCCAGTTATTGCCGTATCACAAGCAAGTGGTGAGGCAGAAGGTGTACCATTTCTAACTATGGATATGGTAGACAGTTCCAAGACAGCCAAACAAGGCGAGGCTGATTGGATTCTAGGTATAGGTAAGGACAAAGATAATACCTCTCGTATCAGGTATCTAAATATCACTAAAAATAAGCTCCTTGGTGATAGTGATTCCTTACCTGCACTTAGACATGGTAGTGCAAGAGTGTTAATCAAACCTGAGGTAGCTCAGTATGAAGATATCGTTTAAGAAAAGAGTATGCAAGTGTGGTAAGCCAGGTTTAATTTGGCACAACAAAAGATGGTGGTGTTCACAATACACCGAAATGGGTTCATTTAATTTGAAAGGATATTGCAAACATGAGAGAGTTTCTGATAAATCTAATACCTGAGATAGATCCTGACACAGTAGAGATGTCTCCGTCTGCTCGTAAGATATACAAAATGATGGACAAAAACAAACGCTATCAAACAAAAGAGATAGTACAGATGACAGGAATACCAAAGCCAACAGTAGTTTCTAAACTTAGTGAGTTAGCTCATCGTAGTTTATTGAGAGAAACACCTCCTACATTTTGTCCTAAAGCTAAACGAATTGTAAAAGGATTTACAAAGATATGAACGTATTGACACTCGATGTTGAAACAACTACCAGTAACAAAGGTAACCCTTTTGATACTACAAACAAACTAATGTATGTAGGTGCAAAAGATAACAATCAAGAAACTAAAACATTTGATATTGAATATACAGATACACCTTACAAAGAACAGCTCAACGAAATACAAGAGATGATTGATGATGTTGACTGGATTGTAGGTTTCAATATTAAGTTTGATCTACACTGGCTAAGAAGATATGGCATTGACTTTAGTCGTGTAAAAGTTTGGGATTGCCAGGTCGCTCACTTCATATTAACAGGACAGGACAAACCATACCCTAGTCTTAACAAAGTATGTGAGCATCATGGGCTTGAACAAAAGATAGATGTAATCAAAGAAGAGTATTGGTCTAATGGTATTGACACACCTGACATACCTGAAGATTTGCTAACTGATTACTTGATCAAAGACGTAGAACTTACTCGTGAAGTCTACGCAAAACAAATGCAATATTTAGCGATGACAGATAGTACACAATGGATGTTGCTGCAATTGCACTTTCGAGATCTCGTAGTATTACAAGAGATGGAATACAATGGCATGTTATATGACATGCAAAGGAGTGAAATACTTGGTAATGAACTGGATGAGCAAATTGGGAAATTGGATAGACGACTGTACGATCTTCATGGATTGGATAGCTTTAACCCTTCTAGCGTGGATCACCTTAATGCTTTCCTTTATGGTGGGACTCTTAGCTTCCGTCGTAAAATACCTGATGGTGTTTTCAAGACAGGGACTCGTAAAGGTCAACCAAAGGAGAAATGGGAAACGTATGAAGTTACTCTTAAAAGACGTTGTCGACCAATCAAAGGAACAGAACTAAAAAAAGAAGGTTTATATTCTGTAGATGACAGCACAATCAAAAGATTGAAAGGAGCTAAAGCAGAACGGGAGTTGATACTAACACGTGCTGTCTTACAGAAAAGACTTACAGCTTATTACAGAGGTTTGAATGAACTTATTACAGAACACAAATGGAAGCCCAACAAAGTACACGGAGTCCTTAACCAATGTGTGGCAAGGACTGGTAGACTCAGTAGTAGTAAACCCAATCTACAAAACTTTGATGGAGAAATTAAATCATTACTTTACAGTCGTTATGAGTCATAGTAAAAGAACAAAGATAGCTATAGCAGGTATAGATGATTACTTTCGTAATACCTGTCCACGCAGTGATAGACTAGACGATCTATATAAACACATTGAATCTAAAGGTCTTGACAAAGCATGGATGGAATACATAAGTAAAGACGTAGAAGATCTTATATTAATAGAAGGACCTGAGTTTCTACTTAAACATATGTCAGTTAGTGCTAAAGAAAAACTTGTAAAGTATATGAAGAAAAGGTATTTATAATGTTACTACAAGCAGATGCAAAACAGTTAGAGTGGGTAGGTGCTGCTTACCTCTCACAAGATCCTGTAGCTATACAAGAGATATGGGGATCAGTAGATATGCACTCTGATAATCAACAACGCTTTGGACTACCATCTAGACTGATAGCAAAGACATTTGTATTCAGACTTATCTATGGTGGTAGTGCTTACAGCTATGCACATGATCCTAACTTCATGAGTATTGGTGGTGAGAAGTATTGGCAGAATGTCATTGATAACTTCTACGACAAATACAAACGACTAGGTGAATGGCATACAGAAATCTACGAGAAAGCAAAACAAGATCGTAAACTTGTAATGCCTACTGGTAGAGTGTATTACTTTGACTCTGAAGTCAGGGGTAACAAAGTATACTACCCACGAACTAAGATTCTGAACTACCCTGTTCAAGGACTAGGTGCAGATCTTATGGCTATTGTTCGAGTTGCATTGATGACTAAACTACGTTCATATGACAAATGTGATATGGTAAACACAGTCCATGATTCAATCATTCTTGATTATGATAGTAAAATGTGGGATAATAAAGAGATTGTCACTTTAGTTGACAAGTGTTTCAATGATGTTCCAGATAATTTCCAAAAGTTATTTGGGAAAGAGTTTAACTTACCCATGAGAGTCGAGTGTCAAGTAGGACCGACATGGGGTGATATGGAGGTACTAGATGCAAATTAGTGTTATAGATGTAGGTCAACCAACCACTCATGCTAGTAGTAATGGCAGATCATATGAGATGATCGAAGTTGCATACAAGAATGAGATGGGACAAATTCAACAAAAGAAACTCATGTCGTTCAAGAATCCTGATGTATACAAAACAGCACTCACTTGGGAAAAGGGAGCTACTGTTCATGTACAAGCAGAGAAGAATGAGAAAGGATATTGGGAATGGATAGGACTAGGAGAAGAAGCCGTAGCTTCTGCACCTAAACCTGCAACATCAGCACCTAAGTCTAATACGACAAGAGTTACAGGTTCTAACTATGAGACCAAAGAAGAACGTGCTGCACGACAAGTAATGATTGTTCGTCAGTCGTCTATCTCTTCTGCTGTTTCAGCTTTAACTGCTTCTAATTCTGTACCAAAGACTGAAGACATACTACAAATGGCTAAGTCATTTGAAGACTTTGTTATGGGACAAGAACCAGTATCAGTTAATAAAGCTGATGGTGGAGTAGATAACTTTGAGGATGACGTTCCTTTTTAGGAGCGTCTCTCATGACCATAGCTTTAATTGACATGGACATTGTTTGTTATCGTTGTGCTGCTTCAGCAGAGAACGATGACTTAGGCATAGCTCTATGGAGACAAAACGAACTGCTCGATCAGATACTTGAACGAACAGAGGCAGATAGCTACAAAGCATTTCTATCAGGCTCAAAGAACTTCCGTAAAAGTATCTACCCCGAGTACAAAGCCAATCGTAAACAACCAAAACCTAAACACCTAGACGACTGTAGAGACTACGCTATGATGGAACAGGGAGCTGAACTAGCACCCATAGGTCTCGAGGCAGACGATGCACTAGGCATACACCAAGGTAAAGACACAGTAATCTGTAGTCTAGATAAAGACCTTCTACAGATAGAAGGTCACCATTACTCATGGGAAATAAGTGGTAAAGGGTGGAGTAAACCACACACATACAAAGAAATCAGTGAGCTAGAAGGCTTACGTAACTTTTATGAACAATGTTTGAAGGGGGATCGAACAGACAATATTAAAGGTATTGAAAAGATAGGAGATAAGAAAGCTAAAGTTATTTTAGAACCATACAAAACAGAACAAGAAATGTTTAATAAAGTAAGAGAGATGTATGGTAATGACGAAGAGTTCTTAATGAATGCTAACTGTTTATGGATACTACGTAACGAAGATGAAACATTCACTGAAAGATTTAAAACCCTTCAAGAGTAAATTCGAGAAGAGTATATTCGATCAACTAAAGAAAGCATTTAGAACCTGCAAATACGAATGTGATTCCTATCAATACGAACAACCTGTAATACAAAGAACATATACCCCTGATTTTAAGACAACAAGTAAAAAGATTTATTTAGAAACAAAAGGAAAGCTAGACCTAGAGTCAAGAAAGAAAATGGTTTGGTTTAAAGAATGTAATCCAAGCATCCGTATTATATTCTTGTTTCAAAACTCTGACGTTAAGATACGTAAAGGAAGTAAAACATCCTATGCAGATTGGGCTGATAAGAATGGGTTTGAGTGGTTGGATGCAAGAAGGGATTGGTTAAGTGCATATAAAGAAATGCTCAAAACGTAAAGATGGTACATATAAATTTGAAGTAGAAGTTAACAACACAGAAGCTGAATACTTATTTAACTACGCATTAAACGATTTGGTAAAGAATGGTTTTATGCACGTTGATTTAATTACAGAAGCTGAACACGAACTAGATTTATTTCGAGAAGACGGGGGGGATCTGTCATGAAACATTTAGTTATACCTGACTGCCAAGTCAAACCAAATGTCGATATAAGTTATCTAGAATGTATTGGTAACTATATTGTAGAAAAGAAACCTGATGTTATTGTTTGTATTGGAGACTTTGCAGATATGCCTAGCCTTAGTAGTTACGATACAAACAAGAAATCATTTGAAGGACGTACCTATACAGCAGATGTAGAATCAGTACATCGAGGTATGGAACTCCTGCTAGGCCCTTTGTGGGACTATCAGGACTACCAACGTAAAATTAAAAAAAAGCTATATAGACCTAGGATGATTCTAACTTTAGGTAATCACGAAGATAGAATCGATAGAGCAATAGATACTGATCGTAAACTAGACGACTTAATTAGTATAGGAGATTTAAACTATGAACAATATGGTTGGGAAGTTTATCCTTTTCTTGACGTGGTTGTGGTCGATGGTGTTGCTTACTCACATTACTTTGCGAGTGGTGTTATGGGAAGACCAGTTACATCAGCACAAGCTCTTATCAATAAGAAACATATGTCTTGCTTTGCAGGACACCAACAAGGACGACAAATCGCTTACGCTAGAAAAGCTAGTGGAGAAGAAATCACAGCAATTATAGCAGGTAGCTGTTACCTACATAACGAAGACTATTTATCTTCACAAGGTAACAATCATTGGCGAGGTATTTATATGCTACATGATGTCGTAAATGGCAGCTTCGATGAGATGGCTGTTAGTTTAAAATACTTAATGAAAGAATATAAATGAAGAAAGATAACGTGAATCAACCTGCACATTACACTCAAGGTAAAGTTGAATGTATAGATGCAATTGAATCAGCCACTATAGGATTGATGGGTATAGTTGCTGTATGCGTAGCAAACGTAATAAAATACGTATGGAGATTTGCTTTAAAGAATGGCATAGAAGATTTAGATAAAGCAGATTATTATTTACAAAAGTTAAGAAACCACATGAGGAAATAAGATGAGGAATTTACCTAGTGTATATCAAGATGTTATTGCTATGTCTAGATATGCAAGATACATACCTGAAAAGAAACGTAGAGAAACTTGGGAAGAGACTGTTGACAGACTCATAGAATATCTACGTTCTAAACATCCAGGTTTTGAAAAGACCTATAGTGAGCTTAGACAAGCAATACTTAAACTAGAAGTAATGCCGTCTATGCGTTTATTAATGACAGCAGGGGAGGCTTGTGATCGTGATAACATTTCTGCTTATAACTGTTCTTATCTAGCAGTTAATAACAAACGTGCTTTTAGTGAGGCACTATATATTTTAATGAATGGTACTGGTGTAGGATTCTCTTGTGAACGACAAGACATAAACAAACTACCAGTAGTACCTGAAGACTTAGATGTTTGTGATGACACTATTGTCGTTGAAGATAGTAAACTTGGTTGGGCAAAAGCATTCAAGAAACTAATCTCACATCTATACGAAGGAGATATACCTACCTTTGACTATCATAAAGTACGTCCTGCAGGAGCTAGACTCAAGACGTTTGGTGGTCGAGCAAGTGGACCTGAACCATTAAAACGACTCTTTGAGTTTGTAGTTAACACATTCAAAGAAGCAAAAGGAGACAAGTTAACATCCATACAAGTGCATGATATTATGTGTATGGTAGGAGAGATAGTAGTAGTTGGTGGTGTAAGACGATCAGCACTAATATCACTCAGTAATCTAACAGATAGAAGAATGAGAGAAGCTAAGATAGGAGCATGGTACAATGATCACCCACATCGAGGTCTTGCCAATAACTCAGTTGCCTACACAGAAAAGCCTGATTGCGAAACTTTCATGGAAGAGTGGCTATCACTGGTTAAGTCTAAGTCAGGTGAACGAGGAATGTTTAATCGAATCGCTGCTCAGAATCAGGCAAACAAGTGGGGAAGACGAGATCCAAATCTTAGTTACGGAACAAACCCATGTTCAGAAATTATACTCCGTGATAAACAATTCTGTAACCTTACAGAAGTTGTCGTTAGAGAGAATGATACAGAAGATACTCTCAAACGAAAGGTACGACTGGCGACTATTCTTGGAACTCTCCAATCGACTTTAACAGACTTTAAATTCTTATCAGCAGAGTGGAAACATAATACAGAAGAAGAAAGACTACTAGGTGTATCTCTTACAGGTATTATGGATGCTGATATTACATCTAATCCTGAACCTGAAATGCTAGAAAGACTAAGAGATGAAGCAAGAAAAACCAATGAGAAGTGGGCTAAGATATTGGATATCCCAGTGTCTGCATCAATTACTTGTGTTAAGCCTAGTGGCACTGTTTCTCAGCTTGTGGATAGTGCTAGTGGTATTCATACACGACACAATGACTATTACTATAGAAGAATCAGAATGGACAAGAAAGATCCAATCTATACGTTCTTAAAAGAAAAGGGTGTAGAAGTAGAAGATGAGGCATTTAGACCTGACTCTACAGCAGTATTTACTTTCCCTATGAAAGCTCCTCGAGGTGCTATGTTACGAGATAGTATGTGTGCCTTAGAACAATTAGATAACTGGTTGATCTATCAAGAACATTGGTGTGAACACAAACCATCTGTAACAATATCTGTTAAAGATGATGAATGGATGGAAGTAGGTGCATGGGTATGGGAACACTTTGATGAAGTATCAGGTATCTCATTCTTACCACACAGTGATCATACCTATCAACAAGCACCATACGAAGATTGTACTAAAGAACAGTATGAAGAGTTGTTAAGTCGTACTCCTAAAACTATAGACTGGGAAGAGTTTGTAGAAGAAGACGACAATACAATAGGTCAACAAACATTAGCCTGTACGGCAGGAAGCTGTGAAATATAATGAAGGTGTGTATTATTGGTAGTCGTAGTTTAGATAAAACAGAAGTTGTAGTTCCTATAATTAATAAGTTTTTTGAGGAACAAACTACTCCACCACAAGTCATAATATCAGGTGGAGCAAAAGGTGTAGATCAAATAAGTCAAGCTTATGCTAAAGAAAATAGTATTGATCTTATCCAGTTTTTACCTTATCATTTAATTGATACTACAGCATCATTCGACAGTAAGTATTTCTTTGTAAGAACTAAACAGATGATTAGTAATGCAGATAAAGTTTTAGCAATATGGAATACAAAAAGTAAGGGGACTGAGTATGGTATTAAACTAGCTCAGAAGAATAATATCCCCGTTATGGTTGTCAAAGTACCTTAGTTTCCTGTTATCCTTTCGCTAGGGTACGACACAGTACTACAGTAGTCTTGCCTACTTCCTCTTGACTACTGTAGTTTTTTTATTAACAGAATAAAGATTAATAGGGGGAAGATATAACTCTTTCCACTCTATCACTTCAAGTATCCTTGTATTTCTTCTATAGTTAAGTTTGTTCCTGTCTCTTGTTTAGCTAAAGCTTTTAATAACTTAGCAATATAGTCAGAGTCAGTAAGTGTTATAGGTGTCGTTGCAGTGCTGCCTTCAGGCAATACTTGTGATACTAAAAAGTCTTCATATCCTTTTTGAGTAACATCATCTCCACCTTGATAGTCAGATGCAGGTCTATATAGATTTAAGAAAGTCCTTATATCTACAGCAGGTCTACCCTTTGCTACACCTAAGCCTTTAACGTATCGATCTATCTGATTGGCTACGTCTTTAACAGCCTCTTCTTTTGTAGTATAGGTTCTGAACTCATTAGAGCCATCTCCTTTTTTGTAGTTAAAGATGTTCTGCATTACTTGTTCTTCTTGTTCTGTAGGAACTTTACCTTCTTCAACTACAGACTCATCTGTTTGTGGCATGTCGTTTTGTGAAAGGTCTATACCTATAGGACTAGCATCAGATATATCTACATCAAAAGAATCTTTGTTATTCATAGCACTGAATAATTCAGGATACATAGCACTAACAAAAGTAGCACCAACTACACTACCTTCTTTATCAGCATCAATATTCTTACGTAGATTAATTTGTAAATTAATACGATTACCTACTGTAGTCATAAAGGCAGTATTATCTGACTCTAAATTACCTGTTACAGGATTAAGTTTAAGATTAAAAGCACTAAGATTATTTATATTTTGATCTTTCATAACTCTAGGTAAACCTGCTTCTTTAATAAACTGAGTATATTGTTTCATATTGTCGTCAAACAAGTTTTCATATTCACTGTCTATTTTCAATAAACTTTGTAGTTTATCTTTATACGCAGGACTAGCATAACTTTTCATATTTTCATCTAACATTTGTACTTGAACAAATGAATTATCAATATCTTTAATTAAAGCTTCTCTATGTTTATGTGTATTAACTACAAAAGGTTCAACATTTCCATTACTGTCTACAGCATTATTAATTGACATTAGTTTTTCTGTTGCATTAATAACAACAGGTTTGCCATCACTAGTAAGTTCAGGATTTTTTAAATTATTTGATGTACTTGTAGTAGGAATATTCAAAGCATCTAAGTATTTTCCACCTACTAGAACTAACCGATTTACCAAATTACTTTTTGTGCCTTTATCACCAGCTTTAGCATTGTCAATAGCATTAATAGCTTGTGTTACAGACGCTAATCCTTCTGTAACAACAGGACTAACTAAACCTATTGTTGCTAATTCTTGATTATCTTTTTCAATTTGTAATATATTATTTGTATATTCTTTTAAGTTTGAACCTGTCACATCACCTTGAGCTGTTGCTAATAAATTATTAGACGTAGTTTTAAAACGCTCTGTAAACTTGTTAAGACGTGGATCATCTTTAAATTTACTAAACTTACTTAGTAAAGATGTTTGATAATTATCTACTGTAGTTTGTAATAAATTAACTTTTTGAGTTGGACCATAACTACTATCAATAATATTTGCTAATTGATTAGTTAATTCACGCATAGCAGTGTTATACATTATTAAAGGACCACCTGCATCAATAAACTTATTAAGATTGTCTTCATTCATAAGTTCACGTATTTTCTTTTCATCTTCAGCATCTTGTAACAATTGTTTTCCTGCTGAATGTTCTGAAACTAAAGCTTGTTTATCTTCAAATGTCATATCAGCTGTAGTAAATAAATTATTATTAAGAATATATGTATCAAGTTTACCTTCTAAAGCACTACGTTCTGATCTTGCTTGAGATAACATAGCATTATCAAATTTAATTGCAGCGTTTACACCTGAGATTTGTAAATGTCTATTTACTTGACGACCTATTTTATCTGCAAGATGAGGGTTATTACGCATCATAGGTCCTATTTCAGCATTTAAACGTCTGCTTATTTCATACGGATCCATCTTACCTTGATCTAATGCACTCTTATATTTGTTTTGTATTTCAGCTAAACGTGTTTTAAGTTCAGACTTTTCAAGTTCATCAGTTGTATAAGGAATATTACTTTCAATCGCTTTTGCTTCTTCACGTAGAGCATTCATTTCTGTAGGACTACGATCAAGATACTCTTGAGCTATTTGACTAGTTGTATCTGCAACAAATGCTAACTTATTAGTTTGATCTACAGCAATTGCACCTTTAATTCCTGTTTGTGCAAGATTAGCAAAACCTGCTAGATCAGCTCCTTCGAACTGAGCAGACTTATCTACAACACCTTGTTGTGTATAGCCTTGAAAGCCAGGATCTACATCACCTGTATAAGTTTTTATCTTCATTTGTTGTCCCCTCGTTTGTCTTTCTTAAAGTTAAAGTCAGCATCTTTATATAATGTTTCAAATAGTTCTTGTGTTTCTTTGTCATCTACTAAGTTTTCAATAGCACGTTTAGATTTAGGATCAAGTTCTTGTAACTGTTTCAAACTATCAATACGACTATCTTTCATTGATTTACCTTGTGATCTATTGAAGGCATCATCCATATATTCAAGCATTTGCAATGATTCATCTTCTGTATAATAACTTTCATTTGTGTGATGAATATCTTGTTTATATTTATAGTAGGTTGCAAAATTTTGATTAGCTTCAGGTGTCATCTTAACGTAATCTTCATATAAAGATTTAGCTATTCGTTCAAGATCACTAGGTTTTTTATACCCACCATTATTAAATGATTCATATATTTTAGCTTCTGCTTTATCTTGAACACCTAATAAACCACCTATAAAACCTTCAATACTACCTTCATCTTCAAGACCAACTTCTTGACCATATCTATTTAGTTTTTCTTGCAACATTTTTCGTTTATACGCTCTAGATAAAGCATTTGTACCTGTCGTTAGTCGTGCTGAACGTTTAAATAATTCAAGCATATTCTCAGGTTTTAACGCACCACCATGATATACATTAAAACGATGCACAGTATTCCACCATGATTGCAGTCTTTCGAATTGTTCTAGTACAGGAGCATTACCTGCTTCATATGGACTAATATCTTTCCCTACAAGTCTTTGCATAATTTGCATCATTTGTGTATAAGGTGTATCACCTGTGCCACCTAGTGGTGATAAAGTTTTAGCAAAATCAAGATCAGCATCTGTACCATCTTGTGCTTGGTTAATCATAGCATTTAATATCATATTCATACCTGCATCTGTGTCTAATAAATCAGCAAGTTTTTGTGCAAATTCTTTATTAACATCATTAAAAGCATTGTAAAGCATATTACCAATACCATATGCTGTACCACTTCTTATGCCATAAAAGTATGCTCTCCAAGCTGCTAGTCCTATTCGTTGATTACGACTTAGTGGTCCTGCTTTTGGATTTAAAAGCATTTCAGATGCTTTCTGTGGGTACGACATAAACTGTGTAAACCACTTAAGAATAGGTATTCTTTGATAAAGATATGTTCCTTCTTTAGTCATACTACCTGCTAGTTCCCAAGCATCATAGTTAATTTGATCTAATGCTTTACGAGTTCGCCAGTTTTTACCAGGATTATTAGCTTCCCATATGGACTTAGCTGATAACCACATACCAAATCTGTTTAACTGTTCACCAAAGTTAAAGCCTACATTTCTAGTAAATGTAGTTAGTTTTTCAAAAGGTAATTGAGTTAAGTCTTTAGCTTTACCAAAGAATGTTTTAGTAGGTTCAAACTTAATAGGATCAGAGGAAAATATACCTTGGTTCATAACATGTTGATCAACTAAACCATGTCCACTTTCTTTAATTTCTGTAGCTATAAGTTCTAAATCTTTTCTATTTAATATAAGCTTTTTATCTAAATTATTAGTCTTAGCTATATAACCTTTTGAATATAATTCATCAATCATATAAGTAAAACCTTCACGATATTTACCTAAATACACACTATCTTTCATATAAGCATGTATTAAACCTGTCATATTATACATATTAGCAATACCTACGGAAGGTCCATTTACAAACATAGTATCTAATACTGCCTGTGGTTGTAATACCCAATGTTTCATAGGTAAATTTAAAGTAATTAATAGTGTGGACGTTACTCGTTGAGGAGCTCCTTCATAAAAACTAGCATCTCTAGATACTTTTCTAAATGTTTTTTCTAAGCCTTTTGTAAATCTAGTTTCAAATGTTTTTGTTGGTGTATTATCTGCAATAAAATCAAATAAATGTCTTGCTCCCCTAACTAAAATATTATCAGGAACACCCATCATTGATAAATTAATTCTATCCCAAACAGCAATAGCTTGTTGTGCTATACGAATATTTTCTTTAGAGCTACTTAATGCTATATCTGATACTTTAGGACGTTCAATTGGAAAACGTGCTGCATTATTTTCAGCATCTTTTACAAAGATATTAGGATTTATTTTACCTTCAAACGTTTGAACCCATATATCTTTATATTGATTTACTATTGAGTCCATAGAAAAACGCTCAGGTAAAGCTACAGCTTCTCTATGAAATGTAGCTCCTATATCTTCAAACTGTGCACCTCGTATTTCATTTGTTGAACGTTGACGTGATGAGTTTCTAATGTTTGTAATCATTCGTTCTGCTGTTTGATATTCACTAAATACATCTTCAGCAGCTTTTTCTACTTCATAAAAGTATTTAGAGTCTTGACGTTCAAAGTCTTCTACATAACGTTGAGCTGTTTTTGCATTATCTGAAACACCTACTGTTTCTTTAAAATTACCAACAGTTCCTTTATCTCCAAACTTAGCTTGTGCTTCTGCCATATTAGCGGCTGTATAATCTCGACCACTAATAGATACTTGACGAGGATATCTACGCACAAATAATGTAGCTTCCATATGCCGTGACATGTATCCATGTTTACGAGGAATAACATTATTAGGCAACGACTTAGCGATTTCTTTTGTTCCTAGTAAAGCATACGGAAATATTACTCCATGCTCTAATGTTAAAGGTTCTGATAATAATACTAATTGTCTACCATCTGCATCAAATACTCCATCTTTTGCATTATTTGTATTTCGTCTATCACGAGCATCAATACTTTGTTGTCTTGGATCTTTTGGTTTAAATGCTATGGGTTTTTGAGTAACAGTATCAAAAACTACAGGATGTTGTAATCTGTCGTAAACAAATACTTCTTTTACAGGTACTCGTTTATTAGGAAAACCATCAGCTCCTTTAGTTACAACAATAGAACGATTAAATCCATCTTGTACAAGTTGTTGTTTCTTTAATTGATTACTAATAAAGTAATTAAAATCGTTAATTCGTTCTAATACAGCTACTGTTTCATGAAGTGACTTACGTTCTGCTAATGTTTTATTTGGAAATAAATCTGTTATGTCATCTAATTTTGTAACACTTCTACCAACATGATCATTTGCATGTAATATTTGCATTAAGTCAGATTTAAATTTATAGTTTGTCGTTTTAATTTTATTAGCTAAAAACTCTAATTGATTTACTCCTAAACCTGTTCCTCTTAAACTACTTGTTACTAAACCTTTATCAAACGCTTTAGGAAAACGACCTGTATATAAAAACAATTGCCAAGAATTAGGAAGACCTTGCATAATATTATCAACCAAAGGAAGCATTAACTTACCAAACTTACCAAATTGAACAGTATCTAGTCCATCAAGGGTTGCTGCTAATGGATCAAAACGTGATTCAGTATACCAATTAATTCTAAATTGTTTGTCTTTTGCTGATAGATTATCTTGACTGTACTTAGCATCATTATATAACTCTTTAGCAGATCTAAATGGTTTAGCATTAGGATTTAAAACGTCTTCAATTACTAATGTTCCTCGATGATCTTTAGGTAATTTTAAACTATCTAGATATTGGTTTAATTGTTCAAATACTTCGACAACATGAGCCCTTGAATTAAAGTCATGAGTAGGATCTCTACGATAAACAACTTTAGCACCAATTCTGTCGTAAAAAGAACGTAGTTCAGATAAACTAGAAGAAGGGTAAAACACATCAGGAGTATCCACCATAAGTCCTATATTGTGTAAATACTTATGTCGTGCTCCATACATAGAATCATTTGGATTTAAAAAGAGAGTATGCCGACCACGATTTTGAATACCAATTAAATCTTGTATTGTACTTTGTAATTCTATATGATTACCATATGTTTTCTTAGCTAAAAAACTAGGTTTATAAAACCAGTTAATTACTTCTTCAGGTGTTGTTCGTAAAGCTTTAAATGCTTCACCTGATATATCATCAAAAGCTGTTTCAATCATTTTCACTGTCTGTTTAGGATTTGATATGAGAGAGATGGACAGTGGTGTGTCAGCTTTTGGTTTGATATTATTAATACTAGCAGAAACTTCAATATCATTTACTTTATAAATGTTTATACCTTCATTAGCAGAGCCTTCAACAAAGTCAGGACCACCATATTTCGTTTTATTTTGTAAATGTTCAAACTGTAAATCACTTTGGATTTTATAATTTAAGTCACCTTTTACTTTAGACTTTAATCCTTTAAGTGGTAGAAAGAAAAGTAAACCTTCGTATACATGTCCCCAAGCACCACCATCAAGTTTCCAGTCACCTTTTTCTAAAGGTTTAGACATACGTGCGATCATTGTATTAGCATTTGGATCACCAAAAGATCTATAATACTCAGCAGTATCTTCACCTTTTTTTCTAATCCATTCACCTAAATCTTCAAAGGTTCTTGCCATTTCAGTGTCATACATTTCTTCTTCAGTAAAACCAATAGACTTGTTAATTGTTTTTTGCATATTAGCAAAGACACCAAGAATAGCACTTAATGTAGACTGTCTATGCTCTTCGTTTACAAATGCTTTTTTATCATCCCAGTCTTTAAAGTTTTTAGTATCAACAACAGTAGCTTTAACAAATTCAGCACCATAGTTTACAAAGTCTAGTATTGTATATAAATAGAAATTTAAGTTCTTACCAATCTTTGTCATGTATTCCATTTCGTCAGCTTTAGTTTTCATTATTTTAGGAAATACATTCTTTAATAAAAAGTTATAATTATCATTAAACTCTTCTTGATTACGAGCACCTTCACCTTCAGGCTTAGTTGCCTTTGTTGGTTGAGATGTAATCATAGCTTCAACAGCATCATTAATGTGTTCTTCAATTACACTTTCATTATATTCATGCTCTTGTTCTTGAATATTAGGAATTAAGTTTTCTTGATCTTTGATAGTGTCGTCATCATCACTTTGTGTATAGTTACCTTCAGTGCTTGATGAAAACTTACTTCCAAAAGCTTTCTTTAGGTCTTGTTCAATGTAGAAATCACCTTCACCATACTGTCTTAAGTATTGTTTTTTAAGCTCAGGATCAACGTCAGGACTTACAATAATTTGATGAACTTGATCTTTAATGATGTTGTTTTGTTCATCTGCAAATTGTTTCTTTGCATTTTCTACTTGTAATGATTCACCATTTTCTTTTAACTCAGCTTGAATTTTAAAGTAATCATGTAGTGGAGACGTAGAGTATGCACCTGCTGTATAAAAAGCATCATCCATAATCTGTTTTTCAGATAGAACTGTTTTAGGTTCTAAGTTTAAAACAGGTATATTTGTATTAGTATACTTACCTTCTTCAAATATTGGATCTAATTTTATATTCTGCATTTAAATCTTTCTACCCATACGGATTGTAACTTGTTCCACGAGGAATTGGTGTCATAGGATCACTAAAATCATAACCACCTTTATTACCTGTAGGTAACTCAAATGGTTCTATTTTAGATCCTGTTGAACTAGCACCACCAAGCGAAGCTAATTGTTGAGCATTAGTAAATATAGATGATCCTAATGAAGCCATATTAGACCATGAAGATCCTCGACTACCTGCTGACATAGCTTCTGTAGCATATCCTGCTGCTGCTATATTACGTTGTGATAGCTGTTGTGCTGTTGATTCAGCTACATTAATATCACCAATTTGTCTAGCCATTTGTGTATTAACAGAACCAATACCACCTATTAATCCTGATGTGCCTCCACCTTGAGCTACACCTAGACCACCACCAGTTCCTGCTGCACCTGCTAACATTTCACCTGAACGTATACGAGCTACACGGATAGCCTCTTGCCTTCGCCTTCGAGCTTGAACAGCACTAAATCTAGCTCGTTGTTCTTCTGCCTTACGTTGTTCAGCAGCCTGAGCTTCTAAAGCAGATCTTTGTCGTTTAGCATACTTACGTTGTTGTGTTTGTGAATATACGTTAAGACCTAGCCCTGCTGCTGCAAGAGCTGTTGAAGGTGCTATAGATGTCCCAAAGATACCTGCACCCCCTGCTAATGCAGGACTACCCATAGCAAGATAGCCACCATATGCTACGGCTGCTACTGTTGCAATTTTCTTTACTGCTCCACCCATTATATATACCCTCTTACTAATTGATGCTTAATACCATCGGTTGTTGTAACTTCAATACCAACAGGCTCAGCTCCCCATAATTTATTAAACTTAACTTCTTTATTGGTTTGAGATAACCCATATAGTTCTGTCAAACCACGTGATCTTAATTCTTCTAAAATCTTTGGCATAACTTCATTCTTATATCTTTTATACGTGCTTACACTCCATTCAACACACGTAATATGAAGTATATAAACTCGTAAATCTGTATCGTAGGATAAACCTACAAAGCCATTGTCAGGCTCTTCATATATTATTTCCATAATCTAGACTACGGATGTTGCTGTGACTGGTGTCGCCCATCCTAATAGTTTCATGTCTTTACCTTCTTCACTAGAGATCTTCAAACTTAATACTTTACCTGATCCTCTTAGTTTATTCTTTGTTACAATTGTATCTAATCCATAATCAAAAGAATCTCCTGATCCTGATGATATGTAGTGTCGTAGTAAACGATAAGCTTGGAATTCATTTCCCCATTTACCACTGTTAGCATTGTTTGCCCAGTTCCACTGTGCTTGTACTTTACAAGACGACTGTTTATTTAAATCTAATATTCCATCATCTAAACTATAACTATCTTCTGTTCGAGTGAAATAAAAGAAAATATAGGGTACTTGTTTTTCTCTCATTAAATCATTATAAGCTTCATAACCTGTTACAAGGTATGAACTATAATTAGCTCCTGCTATATCATCTGTATACCAATCTACAAATCTAGTATCTTTATATTTAGATAAAGTAAAGTGTCCGTTTTTAATAGTTAAAAAACTAAATACTGTTGTTCTACTAGCTTCTAATTCTACATCAATAACTACTTGACTATTATCTGTTACAATTACAGCATCTGATCCAACATTAATATTTGTTTCAGTAGAACTAATTGCATAGCTAGGTATATCAACATAACCTGCAATATGAGGACTAGCATCATTTGCAAAAGAATATACATTTTTAGACCATGCTTCTAATGTTAAATCATATACTAATTCTTTAGTATAGTTATTAATATTATTATCAATATCATAAACTTCATCATCATTATAAAGCCATCTAACTCTATTTTCTTTTTCTTCGTAAAATCCTTTACAGTTATCTTTACCTAGTTGAGGTATTTCAACAAAAATCTGTTGTATAGTTGTTAACGAAATTGATTGAGCTCTAAAGCGACCTGAGGCTGTATCAGGTGATAACATATAAATACCTGCTTTAGACCAATATAAAAAGTTACCATTAACATCTACAACAGAGTTAGCATTAGTTACTCCATTTGTAGAAATCTTACTTGCTTGGAAAGACGTAGCAAAGAATCCACCAGTATCTCCATATATTTCCCATATACCATTTTCACAAAACACTAATAAAGAGCTTTGTGAGGATGCTATCTTTACAATATGAGATGCTTCAGGTATTTGAATAGTACCACCATCAGAATCTATAAGATCATTAATACCAGGATCTGTTGGATCGTTTTCTTGATAACATTTACCTAAATCATCATCAGATGTAACAACTTTAGAAAAGAATATATATGATGAGTAGTTAGGAGAACGATTGTCACTGCCTGTTATATTTGATTTTACTCCTGAATAAAATACTCGTTGTGCATAAGATGCTACTGTACTAATATTTCCATTTTCTCTATCTAAAGGTAAACCTGATTTAACATCTGATTTAGAGTTACGACTTGTTCCTCTATTAAAAGCATCAATAATAAAACTACCTTTAGGAACTTGATAGTTAGATACAGAGTTTCTTGATAATACATTAGGATCAAACTTTTCATAATCATCATCACCTGAGTCTGATATTTTACCTAATGTCCATTGATCTGAATTACTTGGATATACTCCTAACTTATGTTTTGTTGCTTCAAGTGCATCACTTCCATAAGGAGATTCATCTCCTGTAACATTTGTTTTAATGTTTGTGTTCCATCCTTGATTACGTAGATTATATTTATGTGTATTACTTAATGTTGAAGGTCTTTGATTTTCATCAAGACCATCATCTACACCATATAGATCTCGTATTTCTAAAGTTAAAGAAGATTGTGAAACAGTTTTATTACTTCTATTATAAGTTAATAAAACAGGTGTGTTTAAATCTTCAGATACAATAACACATTTATTATTAATAATACTTACTTGAATTTCAGCACTTCCTAAACCTGAAAGTGTAACAGCATTACCATTATTTAATAAATTATTCGAAGGACTTGCTGCAAGTAAGTTAATAAAAAATAGTTTACTATTAATTCTTACAACACCAATAGAAACACTTGCATCACCACCTGGTGAGTCCCATCGATGAATTGATTGACGACTTTCAGTTATTTCACTATCTGCAAAAGTAGAATTAGTTAAAGCATAACCATCTTCGTAGTCAACACCTAGTCGTCTTGAACGTGAACCATCACGATTTAATATAAAGTTTTGTTCGTCAACAGATGCGTTTTCAGGAAACGTTAAAGCACTGGCTTCAGTAATGAGACCTTTAACAAAAGAGCGAAAGACTTTTTCGTTCTTTATTGCCACTAGTCTGCCTTATCTAAACCAAGTTTATCTCTTACTTTCTTAGCTTGTTTCTTTTGTTTAGCTTGTAGTAAATAGCTTGTAGCAGCAACCTCAGCAACACGCTCTGATGTAAAGTGTCCTGCTAATGATTCAGGAATCTCTCCACCACTACCAAACTGAAACTTAAGATGTGCAGTAGTAGGACAAACAAATAATTGTAGTTCCTTACCACCTTCTGTATTGTATGTTTTTAGTACTTTCATTTATGTCCTTGTTATCGTTTTAACTCGTTTACGATTTTCTTCTAGAAGTTCTTTTGTTTTATCTTTTGACTCTTCAACAGTTTCTTTCATAGAAGGATGAGTATAATTACCCTGATCATCAACGTTATATTTATTTACAAACTCATCTACATTTTTATAGTGAGGTAAGTCTTTTCTTTCTTTTTTAGCATCACCCATTATTTCTTCTTCTTTTTCATTGGCATTGTTTTCTTTTTCATTGGAACTCTTTTTTGTTTACCATAAGCACCCATAGACTTTCTCCTTTTAGTTGATTTACCATACTGTTCTTTATGAACAAATGCTTTTGTGTTGCTCGTTGATTGTGTCATTAGTAGCCTCCTGGCTTACCTTTATGACCTAAAGTCCTACCATAATTAGGATAATGAATACCATTTTTTATTCTCCATGAATCTTGTGACATCCTACGTTTTTGTGTTACTGACTGTTGTTCTGCCTTTGGATTAGCAGTTTGTTTTAATGTCGTAAACGCTATTGACTTAGCCTCAGCTAATAAATAACTAAACATTTGTACAGGT